ACTGAAACGCGCCGCATGATTAAAAAGCTTGAAAATGCTTATACAAGCTGCAATGACTGTGGCACAAAATGGGGCGTGTACAGCGTTGGATGCTCCTCTATTTGGATGGGCATTTGCCAAGTATGTGGCGAAGAAAAGCCAGTAACTGAAGCAAGAGACTACGCCTATTTTATGACTGGCATTCGCAAGCTTAAACTATCTCTTCAAAAACCATGAAAATCTTTTTTGCTATTTTTCTTCTTTGCTCGCCAGTGTTGGCCTGCAATCAGCCCATCACGAAAGTAGGCAAAACGTGCCCGTTGGGATATTATTCTTCTAGCGGCTACTGCATTAAAAGCAGATAGTGGCCTGTCTAGACCTCTCCCTTGAGCGCCTGATGCTCTCCCTTCCCTGTTACAAGCCGAGCCGGATCTCTCTCGACGGCAAAAGGCACTACACCTGCAACCAGTTCCCAAACGTGCCAGAGGGAATGCTTCTGCCTTCTGTAACCACGGTGCTTTCGTCAATGGCACCAGTGGCAAAGATCATGGCGCTCATCAACTGGCGAAAGCGCGTGGGTGATGAAGAGGCAAACAGGCGTACCAGGCTTGCTGCAGACAGGGGCACTTGGATGCATGGAGTCATTGAAGATTTATTCAATGGGGAGGACATTGAAGGGCATCTTGATCACCGTGAAGAATGGTGCCCTTATTTCACTGCCATTGAACCCTTCCTAGAGCTGATCGAGAAGCCCATCCTCGCTGAGAGCGCAGTGGCATGGTGGGACGATGGAAAAAAAATTGGCTATTCGGGCACACTTGACCAACTGGCGCTGATGGCTGACGGTTCTATTGCGCTCATGGATTGGAAAACTAGTTACAAAGTGAAGCCCGATTATCAACTCGCTGACTACAAAAAACAACTTGGCGCCTACTCCATGGCCGCCGAGCAACTGTACGAAGTGGACATCGACCAAGCCTTCTGCGTGATCAGCGTGTACGATCCTGAAGAGCCAGGGCGCGAGGCTGAGCTGCAAGTACTGCAGATGGATGGCTTTGAGCTGGTGCAGCAACAAGCCGTCATGCAGGACACTGTGAGGAGATACTTCAGTCAGTTCTATCCTGGCGGCAAGGCGTTTGCGCTCACCACGGATAGGGGGTAAGATAAGCATGCCCTGAACAGGGGCTCCAATACTCCCCAGGAGAAACACCATGGCCAATCGGCCCCCAATCACCGCCGCTCTCGATCTGACTGGCGATTTGCTTAATGCTCTTAAAAAAGCTGGTCCCAACGAGCGAGGTAATTATTCGCTTGACATGGCTGTATGGCCTAACGAAAAGCGCACCTCTGACCGTGCCCCTGGTTTCACGGGCTCTGTCAAAGTGAAAGGCGACAAGGATGGTCCCAAGGGCTATGCCAGCGTCTGGCAGAACGAAAGCCCTGAAAGCTCTTCTGATCTGTTCTGAACCATGATCTCCCCAAGGCTTGAAAAGAAAGATCCACTCGTGGAACTGCTGGGCATCTTCATTGGATTTGGCCTTGCTTTTCTTGTAGCTCTTGGGGCTGGTTGGGCATGGACGGCCATTTGGCCGTCTTTGCCTTTCTGGCCCATTGTCTACCTTTCGTGGATTGCCATTGCCTTTATGAATCGCCCATCGTCATGACCCTTCTTAATGACAAGCAAATTGCCAAACTGGCAGAGAATGACATCTTTTTGCCTTACGTTGGCGAAAAATGCAGAGAGCTTGACAATGGCACAAAAGCAATTTCCTACGGGCTCTCGCAAGCAGGCTATGACATTCGCCTGTCTTCCGTTGAGTTCCTAGTTTTCACTACAGATAACTGGGGCAGTGCGCCGTACGAGCTAGATGCCAAGCGGTTTGACACTGAGCCCACTGAAACGGAACTGGTTGAGCAGGAAGACGGTTCATGCTATTTTCTGCTGCCTCCCCATAGCCACGGCCTTGGTACCAGCCTTGAGCTAATTTCCATGCCGAACGACGTGTTTGCTCTTTGTGAAGGCAAAAGCACTTATGGGCGCTGCGGACTCATTGCCAACATTCTTCCCGTTGAACCTGGTTGGAGTGGCTACCTGACCATGTGCTTTGTCAACCCCACGGCATTCCCCATTCGCCTCTATGCCAACGAAGGCATCGCTCAGTTGGTGCTATTTGGCATTGAGGAAGTGGGACAAGCTTACACTGGCGCCTATCAAAACCAAGGCGCTAGGGTACAACTAGCCGCTGTCTAAGCATTGAGTGCTCTTGAAGATCAATTTCTTAGTTCGTGGCAAGCTCATCATCCTCGGTTAATTCTTGAACGAGAATTTTCTGACATTGCGGCTTGGGAAGAAGATTATCAAGAGCGCCATGCAAAAAATAAACGCTCAAGAAGGTATCGCCTTGACTTTGCTCATCCCGACAGTTGCACTGGCATCGAAATCCAGGGTGGTGTTTACAATCGTGGTCGCCACGTCACTGGCAGCGGCTATGAGCGCGATTGTCGGAAATATAATCTCGCATATACGAGCGGGTGGACGATCTTCCTCTTGACTAGCCAAATGGCCAAGGAAGTTTATTGGTATTCTTTAATTGCTTCTCATATTTGTCAATCACGACAGAGGCTTGGGTGAGCATTTCATCAGCAGCCTCAAGAGAGCTATCTCGCACTGCAAGAGCTTGACGAAGTTGAATGTTCTCCAGCATCAAGCTTTGAAAAGCAGTTTGCAGCGATGACCAACCTTCCAAAAGATTTTTGGCAACAGGCTTAAGCTGTTCTACACTGGTGCATTCGTCAATGGCCCTGCGATTAACAGTTAGGGCAAACTGACGCTCAGTGGAATGCTCGAACGGACCCATAGTGGCCAAATATTTTTGTCCATTGTAGTCAAACTGTACCGGCAGACAATACTCCATGGCAACCAATCGTTCTTTTGTTACTAGGCTACAGACGAACAATGGAAACAAGCAGTTTGTACGGGCAGTGGACGATGGGGAAAAAGCCGAAATCTTGCGTCCGGCTTCCCGAAGGTATAAACTGAGGCGTTCGCCAACGGACCATAATTGGACGCCAGGAGAAAGAGTGGTACTGGTCGCCTTCACAGGGGCTGGTCTGGTGCCAACGTCCATTCATGGCACCTTCCAAGGCTTTACAAAGGGAAGCAATGGAAGAAAGGCTGCAATGGTTCAATGGGAGCAAAACGATGTTCTCGTCTCTAGTACAGTGGCAATTCAACGCATCCGCCCCATCGCCTGCATTCCTCAATGACCACCACAAAAGCATCTAATTTGCCATGGTAAGCCCTCGCTTTTCTTTTCGGTTTCCTTCTTTAGAGCGCCAGCAACTTTTTCTTGCTGCTAAAAAACTTAATACAACTCCTTCCAGTCTCTGTCGAGCAGCAATTCGTAAATTTCTGTACGACTTGGAGGATAATCAACTCGGCTCTCTTGAGTCGTTTGAGGAGGCGAAATAAAATGCTTGATCCACTTAACGATGGCAAAAGCTCTTTACGACTCCTTGATTCCATGGGGAGCAGCCTTTCTGTCGTCAATGATGCTCGTCAGTCTTTTGCTGCAGAAAGCCCAGAATGGACAGAACGCGACGGCAAACTTCTTCGCTACCTTGCAAAGCATCATCACACTTCTCCTTTTAGGGGTGTGGTATTTAAATGGGCTATAAAGGCCCCGTTGTTTGTGGCAAGGCAATGGTGGAAACACACAGTGGCCTCCACTTTTGTTGACGATCAGTTGGGCTGGAACGAAAAAAGCTTTCGTTATTGCTCGGCTGAAGAAGCAGAATTTTACATTCCCATGGAATTCTTGCAGCAAAGCGAAGACAACCGTCAAGCGTCTGCAGGACCTCTTCAGCTTCGTGAACAAGCGCTAGCCCTAATGCAGTATTCACAGGCAATAGAAGCTTGCAAGCAGGCTTACGAGGGACTTCTGCTGACGGGCGTAAGCAAAGAGCAGGCTAGGGCTATCCTGCCTTCTGCACTCTATACAAGCTTTGTCTGGACTTGTTCCTTGCAGGCTCTGTTTCATTTCATTTCCTTGCGCATCGGTCACGGAGCCCAGGGAGAAATTGTGGCCTATGCTAAAGCGCTGCTTGAACTAGGCAGACCAGTGGCGCCAGAAGCTTTTGATGCCTTTGCTGAAAACAACTATCAATTCTGATCATGCACGATCCCGTTAACAGTCCCGCACACTATGCCGACACTGATGGAAACATTCAATGCATTGAAGCCATTGAAGCGTCCATGAGCACAGCAGAGTTCAAAGGCTTCTTAAAAGGTAATGTTCAAAAATATGTTTGGCGCTATTCTCAAAAGAATGGCTCTGAAGACCTTAAAAAAGCCAAGTGGTATCTTAAGCGCTTGATTCTCATTTGCGAAATGGAGGAGGCAATGGGAAGAGCAATTGAAGAAACCACTAAAGAAGTGTTGGGCGTTAATTACGATCCCGACGATTATTTAAAAGCAAGTGGCTGTCCTGATGGCTTCTGTCCTATGCCTAGTGTGCGTCAAGGACCTTCAGAGGCCATGTTCGCTCCCATTTGCGACCACTAAGCAGCACACCACTCACTTAAAGGAAAGGGGCCGACAGCGGCCCCTTTTTCGTGCAATGGTAATACGCGCTGAGTTGCTTCGCACCATGCTTCCCAATCGGAAAGATTTGTATGAGCGCTCACGAAACTATGGTGATGAATCCAGCTTAAAAGCAGTTCTTCGCGCCTTGTTGTCCAAAATTCTTGAGGGCGCCACCATTCAAACAAACGCAGACTGCCCTTGGAGGCATTGCAAGAAAGACAGGAAGGCGCATTGTTCCATTTTGCAAAGTGCGGGCCGCCTTTGCTTTTAGGGATAATGTGATCAATCGTTAGCTTTTCATTCCATTTGCCACAATAGGCACAAGCACAGTGACCAAATGGCCCTCGTAATTGATAGTCTTCAAAAATACTTTTTCTATAGCGTCTTTTAGCATCACCAGGCCGTAGTTCAGAAAGCGAATGGAGGAGTTCTTCAGGTCCATTGCTCATCCCCATGATGATATTTGGTTGGCTTCTTTCAAGCTTAAAGCCAAAATTAAACCATGGTGGAATGTGTAGAATGAACAAAAGAAAGTTTTTATTTCAATGAATGCCTGGCAAGCAAAGCTCGCGGACTTCGCAGTAGTTCTCACCGCAGGCATGCTTCTTGCCACTGGTGGAATGATGATGGGCATCGGTCATCAACAAGTGAGAATAGCAGCTCAAATTGAAACCATCACGGAAAAATTAGACGTACTTACGGAAAACATGAAAATGATGGAGGAGCGAGTGCGCTCTTTGGAAATTAAACGCTAGGCTTTTATCAAAGGCATGACTCCCATGGAACCCATCGAATGGTTTGTTATTGGTGGCATTCTCGTTGCTGCTGCTGACCAGATTCTTGACCACTCCCCCTGGAAAAGTAACAACATTCTTCAGCTCGTCATGGAGGGCCTGAAGACCATCTTCCGTTCTAGCAAGTGAGCGAAGTCGCCAATTCCTGGGAAGGCGTAAGCCTCCATGCACGGCGCGTGGGGGCTAAATTTCC